AGAACCATCTCGTATCTTGAGAAGAGTTTTGGATCCATACCATGAGATGCAACTGCCGCACCTTTCATCATCTTAAATCCGTTTAGTTCAAGGTGAGAAGCAATGATAGGTGACTTCGAAGATTGAATGAACTCCATACACTCATCGTAGTTCTCGTGAGAGATCCACGGCATCATACCAATCGAAAGATTATCAAACTCAACATCAACAGGATTCATGTGAATTCGAATCCGTTCGTTTCCACCGAGTATCTCTTCTAACGAGTTGAGCTCATTTGTATTCTTGTAATAGACATCGTGGTTGCCCGGAATGATGTCCATCGTCATATCATACTCATCTAGTCGAGATGTGAAAAAGTCATCCACTCGTTTCAGAGCCTTGATGTTGATATATTTCCTATGATCGAAGAAATCACCCATGTGAAGAATTCTCTTGATATTATTCTTCTGACAATAAGGAAAGAATACATCAGTAAAGAACTTATCCATATAGTCCATGAATATGTCACTTCCGTTACGCACACCAAAGTGCGTATCATTAATAATCGCAATTTTCATAAAGATCTATACTATACTATTTGAGTCAGTTTGTAAAGACTTTTCTAGTTTCTTTTTGGCACGATACCTTTCCTTTGCCTCTCGTACTTTTTCTGGATTGTTTTTCTGCCACTTTAGAACTCTCTCTCGGGTCTTTTCCGGATTTTTTTCACGATACTCTCGTTGTTTCTCTCGATTATACTCTCGATTCTTTTCACGCCACTTTCGACTTTTCTCTCGATTATACTCTCGATTCTTTTCACGCCACTCTCGACTTTTCTCTCGTTTATACTCTGGATCACTGGATCGTCCATGAATATAACTCGGATTGTCTTCACCTAACCTTGGAGGTGGTGGGAAAACAACAGTTCCATTATAGTATCTGTCCCAACATTTCTCTTTACGATTTTTGAGCAAAGACATTTCGAGAGCTGTCATATCATCATAAGAACCTCTTGCGAGTATTTTACGACGCATGTATGGAGGAATGTTCTTTTTAGAAAACGACTCCATTATCGACGATGAGTGAGTATAACTATCATCTTCGCGCCCCTTGTGAGACCCAAGATAGAACATCCGATTCTTAGAATCGAACCAAAGATAGACAAACGCTTCGTAATCCATTATGAATAGATTATGAATAGAAAAGTTCGAGTCCTGACTTGCGAAAGATCTTCTTCTTTGCAGTCTTCTTTTTCTTTTCTTTCTTCGCGAGATCCTTTACTTCTTCGTCTCTTTTACGAATCTGTTGAGCCTTCAAACGAACACGATCTATGATACTACCTGCATTGATCGCATTATCAAAATCAGCGAAGTTCTCGACATCTGCGTGATCCATATACTTCTCTTTGATGTCTTGATACTTCTTCTCCTTTTGAATTCTTCGAAGAAACGCATACCAAATAATCTGCGTGAAATACGCAAATGCATTGGGCAATCCAGTTCGTGTTGCCTTCTCAACATCGTAATTCATAATGGCTTTGATACAATTCTCAACTCCATCCATGACCATTTCTTCTCGATATGTATAACCAATAAAGTTTGGTTTGCGTGATAGTCCTTCTGCGATCTTCAGAAAACAACTTCCGATGTATTCCGGAATCTTAGGATCATCATTATTCTTTTCTCTTGCTTCAGTTACTCGATTTACATAGTCAACTACTGCCTGAGAAAATTCTTTATTGTTTACATAGTGTGGTTTGTCCTTGGCTTTTACTTTCATAATATAAGACTAATATAACATAATATGGAAAAATGTAAATAAAATAATTTTTTATATTGACAACTTTTTGATCAAAGTGTATAATCCTCAAAGTATCACAAAGAAAAGGAATAGAATCAATTCTGATCGGGGTATTTCAATCTCTTTCGATACATATCCAAGAGAGGATCAATAGTAGGATCACTACTAGAATCCTTCTTATCAAGATGATAGGAATTTACTTCATTCACCATAGATTCAAACTCATCTCTATCCAATGATCCATGCAACTTATCCAAGAAATTAAATTTAAGGTAATCTCTCTTTAGTGTGATCGGAGCCTCTGTCTTCGCTATGATCTTATTGCAATGTAATTCTATGGGTTGAGGAGGAAGATTCTCTTCTTCATATTCAGATTGAAACATCCATTTTTCCAAAGCCAACATACCATTTCTTTTATGTCGAATCGATACAGGAAGATCAAGAAAGAGAATATCAAAGTAAGGATCATAATCTAATTCCTCAGCCATAATGTAACTTCCATCATTCAATCGATAAGAATAGATCTTTATATCATCTGCTCCTTCCATTAGAGCATCAAAGATTGCCTTCCATTCAACATTCATATTGGCACCTCGTATGTTTTTGTTTGAAACTTTTCCTTTGCATAAATTTTTATGCGTTCAATAGCGTGATTCAAAGTATAGTTCTTTTTACTTTTCCAAGAAAGATCATCAGCTATATCAAAAACAGTAGTTGGTTTTCCATCGGTAGTTTTTCTCAATCCTCTACCTATGGATTGAAGAACTCTTATTTGAGACTTTGTAGGAGATGCAAACACTATGTTGTTCAAGTTAACTATATTTATACCTGTGGAAAACGTACCAACAGATGCGACTATGATTGCGTTCTTTTCTTTCTCAGTAATCTCTCGAATGCGTTCTCTTTCCTCGGCATTGACTGCACCCGATACAAAGAACACCTTTCTCTTACCCTTTACCTTATTCTGAAAGAGCTCATAGAGAGGTTTACCGTGTTTCTGTACGAGATTGTAAAGAACCAGAGAATTACCCTTTTGATCACATGTAAGATTGACAATGAACTTATTTCTCTTCTCGTAGGATACGATGTAGTCAATCTCATCCTGATATTTGAAAGATTTTACGATCTTTCGTGACTCATCCGAATACTTTAGAACCAAACATTTGATACTTAATTGTGCCAGAGTATCTGAATCGATGAGTTCCTTTGTGGTTGTGACTTTGTATTGTGGCCCAAAATTACCCTCTAAAACTAACTGATTTACCATTGCATTGTCCAATGTTCCGGTAGTACCAATCCGATAATCCGCATTGACCAAACGATTCATGATCGTAGTCAAACTCTTTGCTTTAAATGTATGGGCTTCATCACCTATCACCATGCCATACTGAAAGAACCATTGAGCAGGCAGTTTGATTGCGCTTTGCCATGTAGTAATTACAACCGATGCATCAAAGTTAAACTTCTCCTTTCCAGAATAGATTTGATGTATCTCCGATTCGGCATCAAAGGTATCATCAAGAGCGGAGTAGTTCGCAAAGTCCTTTGACATCTGAGCTACTAAAGATGTAGTCGGAACAACGATCAATGATATCAATCCCTTATTGGAATTGTCGAGAAAATAACGCACCAAAAGATATATGATAAGAGATTTTCCAGATCCTGTTGGAGATAGAAGAATACATCTTTTATGACGAGCAGCGTGGATGAAGGCATCCAACTGATAATCCCGAGGATTAATAGGCTTGCCGTTGATAGAAATATGAGATTCTTCGATGTATTTTTTGAGATCATCTTTTTCCGGCCATGAAAACCTTATGGATTCGTCAACGTTGATATCATATCTTCGTTCTGTTGCGAAGTCTAATGTTTGAGTGAGAAGACCGTAGGGAAGTTGTTGTGTTCGAAGATCGAAGAGTCGTATCTTTCCATCCCAAAACTTATTACGATACGCGGGCATGAATTTATATCCATCCGCATAGAATGTGTAATACTCATATAATTCGCGAAGTATTCCACTGTCTTCACACTCGATGATCAACTTCGCTTCGTTCTCCTTTGAGACCTTTATCATCACATACCGCTCGTGAATTTCTGAAATTCAAGAACATTTTTTATGGATTGGTGTTTCCACTTAATGTTGTCAACTATCTCTCGCAGAGTTTCCTCTACGGTTTTAAGATAGGCAATCCTTTCTTCACTCTTCTGTAGATCCTCATCGGATTCAAAGAAATAGTGAAAGTCTGACTTCATCACCTTCATTCCATCAAAAGGATCATACGCCCAACCATATTCGTCGATCTTTTCCTTTGGAAGTTTTCCGGAGAAGTGTAACCATTTATCACGCAATAAAACCTTTTGAGCCATCTCCTTCTTTTTGAGTTGCAACTTAATAATACTATGCAACTCCAGATACTTTGCGTGATTCTTTGAATTCTCTTTACTTGCCTCGTCTAAACATACTGTATCGATTTGCGAGTCCTTCTTCCACATCGCAAGGATTTCATCAAGTGTCATCATATAAAACTATTTATTACTTTATAATACGAAATTCGCTGTATCTAAATGAAACGTCGGCTTGTAAGTATTCTACATCTGTTGCTTGTGTGGTGAATTCAACACCACTTAAAGAAGTTGGAAAAGCGTCTTGAAACTGAAACTCTTTGTTTCCGTTATTGTGATTGGATAGAACAGTGAGAATCATGTCTGAAAAATCCAAACCAACTTCGCGATTATTGACCATCCAATCAAAGATTTCGGTATAGTTCTTCATGTCTTCATCAATTGCAAAACGAAGAGAAAGAGAATCATATCCAATCGCATCTCCAGCCAAAAAGGATGTATGTCCTCTAAACCCTTGTGCCGCTTCACCCATAGTCACTGATGGAATCGTAAAACCCGTAATGAAATATTCAACATTCGCAAATCGATTCCTATTGATCGTAAGACGAAAGCCAGTCGGTGAAAGAAAATTGAAATTTGTTGTAAGTTTCGCCATGTTTGTATTTATAAAAAAAAGAAGGGCCTCCAAACGGAGACCCTTCAAAGATTGTATCTTAAGTAAGATTAACCATTCAAATTGATGCTACCAACGCGAATCTTACGGAAGTATTGATTTCCGTTAGACTGTGTTGTACCTGCAGCACCGATACCAGCGGCTGTGGTATAGAACGGGTTGGCTTGTAGACCGTAACGAGTCTTGAAAGCGATCTTCGGTTGGAAGGTCGTTTCATCAACTGCACGAACCATCGTGAGAGGAACGTATGGGCAGTAGAACAATCCAGCATCGTAAGGGTTAGTTCCGCGATATCCAATAGTAGCGTAGTCGTTACCAGCATAAGGATCGACGTAAACCTTCATGCGACCGTTAAGAACACCAGCAAACGTGTTTCCGGTGTCGTCAACGTTGAGGTTAGCACTGATGTTAGAAGAATAGTCAAGTTGACCAGCGGCAGCCAAAGCAGAAGCAACGTTGCTCGAGCAGATAACAAAGTTACCCTTTCCGCGACGTGTTGTCTTAGCAATCGAATTGGCTTCAACTTCCAACTGATAGATCAAGCTCTTGAACTTTTCAACCGCCCAGCGTCCATCGGCGTCTGCAACCAAGTCGAAGAGACCATCTGCACCAACGTTTGCTCCACCAACTCGGGCGGTGCTGTTGATCGAACGGATAACTTCGCGATTGATTTCAGCGAGGATTTCGGAAGAGAGGATGTTAGCCAACTCAGATTCTGCGTCCAATCCGTGGATTGCCTTCAGATCCTGAGCGAGTTCCATCGTGTACTCAGCCTTCAGTTGACGTGTCTTGGCGGTTACAGTTGCCTTTTCGATCGTGAAACCGAGTTCAGCAGGAGTACCAGCTTCACCAGCTGCCGTACCAAGACCTGTACCAGTCGTGTAACTACCGAGTGGAGAATCGAGAAGACCAGCAAGAGGATCTGTTCCAGCATGTGCTGGAGATGCGGCTCCACTGAAGTCTGTGTCGGCTTCGTCGAAGAGAGCTTCCGTGTCAGCAGTTGTTACGTTACCAGCGCCGGGAGAGTCAACATCGTTGTAGCGAGCCTTCATTGCGAAGATCAGGCCAGTAGGACCAGACATCGGTTGAACACCAGCAACGTCGTATGCGATCAGATTCGGCATAGCGCGACGAACCAAGGAGATCAATACGGGATCGTATGTTGTGATCGAACCTGTGGTCGTGTTATTTTCGTTAAGCATTCCATTGGCTGCACGTTCTTCGTTAAGAGCACGCTCGGTGTTCTCAAGAAGTTTAGCGGTTACGGCTCTGCGGTAGTTGTCCTTGAACTCGGGTGCATCAGCATGATCGAGAACAGGAGCCCATTTTTTGAGTTCGTTTTCTGAGTTAAACATTTTTATGTTTCCTTATAGTTTGTAAGTAAATGAATTACTTGTGGCTGTTTTGTTGAATACGACTTAGGGAAGAGATATAACGTTGCATTGTCGGTGACAACTCAGCATTAGGATTACCTTCTCCTTCGACGATAATTTCTGTTTCGTCAGAAGAAACTTCTTCTTCCAACTCTAGGGTAGGTTCTTCCTCGTTAAAGAAAGATTCCTTGATTACCGAAACCTTAGTTTCGAAGTTAGAAGCATCGACGAATTCGATGCCTTCGAGTAGTTTGACAAACTTCGAAGATTGTGTAGAAGTAAGATCAGAAGTTGCTTCACTGATGATCTTTTCACGTTGAAGTTCTTCGATCTGAGAAGCGAGAGAATCACGCTCTTCAGATACTGTGAGGAGTTCACTCTTAGTTGCTTCAATATCTTCGCTGAGACTGTCAACCAAGTCAACCTTGCTTTCAGGTACTTCGATGTAGCTCTCAACGAATAGATCCTTGAGATTCTTCATGAAGTCTTCGGCGATGTCTGTACGCAACTTGTTGTCAACGTACTCTTGGTTCTCACTCATCCAATCTTCAACTACGTATGTGAGGTAGTTGTCGATCTTTTCGATCAAAGACTCGCGAATGTATACGATCTCTTCTTGCAAAGATTCTTCGTATGTATTCTCAAGTTCTTCCTTGATCGTAGCGACTTTGTTTGCAACAGCAGCTTCGAAGAGAGTAGATGCCTTGGCCTTGAAGTCTTCGGTAAGATTAGAATCTGCATCGGCAAGAACCTTTAGGTCTGCGGCAAATGCTTCTTCCATTTCTTCTTCGTCTTCATCACCATGCATCGAATCCTTAATGGCATCATAGGCAGCCATCAATTCATCCTTCTTCATTCCCTTCATTTCCTTGTACATGGCGTTGATCATCTCTGCCTTTGTTTGAGGCGGAGCTGACTTTTTGATCGCAGCTGCATTATCACCAGCGATTTCTTCACCATCGATATCTTCCTCTTCTTCCATCTCTTCATCATCTCCATGCATCGCTTCGTATGCTTTAACGAGATCATGTTTCTTCATGGATTTGATAGTAGAGAAAGCATCGGCAAGAATACCTGCCTTTGTTTGAGGTGAAGCGGACTTTTTGATCTCAGCTGCATTATCACCAGCGATTTCTTCACCATCCACATCATCTTCTTCTTCCATATCTTCGTCTTCTTCAGACTCTTCGTTGACTTCTTCGTCTTCGTCTTCGTCTTCGTCTTCGTCAGACTCTTCGTTGACTTCTTCTTCGTCTTCTTCTTCGTCTTCGGCTTCGTTTTTCTTCTTAGCCTCACCGAGAAGAACGTCGAGTACCGAATCAGAAAGTGATTCCTGAGTTTCTTCAGCAACTTCTTCAGGTGTATCCTGTTCAAGCTCCTGATTCTCTACAAGATCCTCTTCCTGTACGTCTTCGACAACGATTTCTTCTTCGTTCTGTATTTCTTCAGACATTGGGTTTATACCTTATTTTGAATTTAGAGTTTGGAGAGGAAATCTCTGAAGATTCGTTCCTGTGCCTCAGCGATCTGAGAGGAATTCACCTTCTTTATTTCAGTCTCATATTCTTCAATTTGTTGAGGTTTTAGAATACCATTCTCCAAGATCCAATCAACTCCTTCCATGATGCCATTTACAAAGGCTTCGGGGGCGGAGGGGTCTTGAACAATGTCAACCGTCGCAAGAATGTAATCATCCTTTACGAACGTTTTGTTTTCTCTTGATTCAACAGTTCCCATACCACGACTTGAGACACCTAGCTTGCAACCTCCTTCAACGAGGCCTTTCACGATCTTACCCATTGGTGTATCCAAGATAAGTGCCTTTCCAACAACGTTATTACCTTCCCATTTGAGTTCGGTAATACGATGTGAAACTTTATCCAAGTTAATCGCTGGTCCTTCGGGGTGATTTAACTCACCCACGGCCCGACCAGTCTTAACTTGTTCCTTTACATATTTATCGGTTGCTGATTCCAGAACCGACTTCGGATAAATTCTTTTATTGCGGTTTTCTTTTTCCGCTTGCATAAAGACGCCTTCGATGAAGACATCCTTGCCACCTTTTTCATTGGCTTCGGTGATGTACTCAAGTTGTACATCCTGTGTTTCTGTTATTAATTTCATCTTAGACTACTGTACTGCAACTTGTCGAATTTCAAAATCGCTACTGGAGTAGGGTCCGTATCCACCATCTTTGGCATCTTTTTGTTGTTTTTTTATCTTCTCTTGTGCTTTTTTCTGCGATGAGAAAACACCCATAAATCGGGTCCGTCCATCAGAGGGTTCGTAAAAAAGTACAAAAACAGTTTTGCCGGGTGCTTCGTTTAATAAAATTTGTCGCGACTGTTCTATTAGATTTTTCATATCAGATTGATTAGTTTGTTAGTTTGCGTAACCTATTGCGGTGCAAGTAAGTGTCGCGGCCGAAGTAAGAATCTTTTCGGCGTTCTTCTTCTTAACAGTAATTTGACCAGACGCCGGAACATCGAATGTTGCGATTGTTGCGCCTCCACTCGTTTGTAGAGTGACTTGACCAGCTGTAGCTACAGTATTACAGATATAAACATGTGATGCCTCAGATATATTTGAGGCTGTGGAGTTTGGCGTTTCTTTCGCCGCTAATGGTGTGATTGTCATTTTTCTACCTTCTTTTTAAGAATATCTGCCATGTCGTCCAGTTGTGCAACCGAAACGGCTACTTGATTTGTCCACCACGAAGGTAGATCATCTTCGGGATTCATTCCCTTTAAAATTACTTCCATATTCTGAAGAGCCTCACGAGCAACAGCAACACCACTAAGAGCTGACGCAACGTCGGTGTGTCCGTCTTCCTTTTGAAGAACCTTTTTAGATTCATGAATAAGATTATTCCAGTATTCTGTCATTACATTCGTGAGAGTTCTACTTGTTGTCCTAGTTGATAGAGATGAAAGTCAATCGTATCTTTTTGATGAGGATTCTTTTTCTTAGGATTACTTTCTCCATCAGAGTACGCTTTATTTGCAATCAAAGACTTTGTGAGTTTTGAATTATCATAGATCTTTCCAAGAAGATCATCAACTTCGGATTGCTTGATCTTATCACTTCCACCTTTTACAAACTTGTCTGCGGATACTGCTTCATCGATCTGAACATCTTCTTCCATTACCGGAGCAGGATCTCCATCATTGAAAATTTGCGAAGTCAATCCAACACGACGAACATCCATCGCGGTATCAAGTTTTTGTTGAATTGCATCTTTAAACGCATTCAACGCTTCATCCTTATCATTCTTTACAAGTGCGTTAAATATTCTTTCTGGCATAATTACTATTTATAAATTTTTAGATTTCTATATCGTCTTCGCCTTCAATATCACCAGATTCCTTTTCTTTCTCAATCTGATCATCAATTGTCTCAATGTCTTCATCGGATTGATGTAGAATGTTACGGCGAACCCATTCGCGAGAATAGTATTTACCAATCTGTTCTTCAACCAATTGAAGCATCTCAAGTCTTTCGCGAAGAATCTCAAACTCTTTCAGTTCCGCAAAGTAATTGTCTTCAATAAAGTCAATATTAATCGACTCTTCGATAAGAGCCCAATCCTTTGGTTCAATAACACCCTTAAGAATCAGCTGAACTTTGAGTGCTTCAATGAAGATTTGAGAGAACTTCTTTCGAAGTTTATCAACGAACTTTTGAAACTTGACTTCATCTCGTGAAACTTCGGTTGCTCGACCAAGAGAGAATGCATTATCCTGTTCAAGACGAGAGATTGGAACATTCAGAGCTTTGTAAAGTTTTCTCTGAAAGAAGATCACATCTTCGATCTGTCCAAGATTCTCTCCACCACCCAATGTGGTGATTTCAGTTCCTCTTCCACCTTCTCTTCGAGGAAGATAGAAGTCTTCGAGCATAGACATGTGTTTACGATCATCGGTGATTTCACCCGTACTTGCATTGTAAACTAGTTTATTGCGATAACGAGAAACAACGCTTTGAACATACTCTTCGGCTTTACCCTTTGGTAAGTTACCTACATCAATGTAGAAGATACGTCTTTCGGGAGCTCGAGAAACACGATAGACAACCAAAGAATCTTCCATGAATCGCAACTGATTAATCAACTTGATTGCCTTATGGAGATAACCAATTGACTTGATACGAGAAGGATCAAAGAGACCAGAGTTGACTGCAATGATCGATTCTTTCTCCAACTTGATTCCTTGACCAGCCTTAATTTCCGTATTCGTTAGAATACCGTCAGCGTAAAGATAATACTCCGCAACTATTTTTTCATACTCAACTTGAGTCTTGGGATCTTGCACCCTTTTGACTTCTTTAACCTTACTGATTTTTGTGGGATCGATGTAGCGAAGTTCTACGATTCCTCGTTTTGGATTCTCTTTATCAACGATAATCTGAAAATAGACTCGACCATCAATATACCAGTTACGAAAAAGATCGTGACCGTTATGATTGAATCGATAAAGTGTAAGAATCTTATTAAACTCATCGACAATCTGCTTCTTAATATTTTCTGGTTGATCCAGATCATC